TTCGACGGAGGCCCACCTGATGGCCCGATCTGTCGCCGACCAACTCGCCGCCGCCAATGCCCGCCGCGACCTCGAACTCGCCCGGCTCAATGCTGAACGCGCCAAACTTGCCACCGCCGCCATCAAGCGCCGCCGCAAGAAACTCGCCACCTATGGCGGCGCCGAAAAGAACCGCGCCACACGCGACTGGAAAGCGCCCACCAAACTCGCCGACGACGCCATCCTGCCCGACCTGCCCACGCTGATCGCCCGGTCCCGGCAAATGTGCCGCGACAACCCCCACGCCCGATCGATGAAACAGTCGCGGATCCGCAACGTCGTCGGCAAAGGCATCACGCCCGCCCCCGCCGCCCGTTTTTCCAACGGCAACGACCGCCAGCGTTTCAACGAACAAATCCTGCGACTGTGGAACAAGTGGGCCAAGACGCCGCGCTATTGCGATACCGAGGGCAAGAAAACCTTCTACGACATCCAGCGCATGGCCGAGGGCGAAATGTTCGAGGCCGGGCAATTCCTGATCATCATCGACACCGATACCGCCAACGGCCCCGGCGTTCCTGATATTCGTCTACAGCTCGTCGACGCCGACCGCCTCGACATGACGATGCTCAAAAACAGCGACACCGGCAACGAGGTCCGCGGCGGCGTCGAGGTCGACACCATGGGCCGCCCCGTCCGCTACTGGTTGACGCCCTCGACATCCGACTACATCTACCGCCGCGGCCGAAACCGATCCACCCCCGTCGATGCTGACCGCGTGATCGACTTATTCCACCAGGAACGACCCGGCCAAACCCGCGGCGTCCCCGCCATGGCCCCGGTCATGCGGCGCCTGCGCGATCTGGATGATTACGACACCGCCGAACGCTGGGCCGCGCAGATGTGCGCGTCCATCGGCCTGATCATCAACCGACCGTCCGGCCCCATCGATCCCAACGACGGCCCGCCCGGACTCGACGGCACCGAAGGCGATGACTATCAGGACGCCGACGGAAACCGCGAATTTGACGTACAGCCCGGCATGGTTTTCGAGGGCGGCGATGGCGAAGAGGTCAAAGCGTTTAACCCGCAGCGGCCGTCGGGTCCATACGAGGACTACACCAAAGCCCAATTGCGAGCGATCGCCGCCGGCGGTGACGTGTCTTATGAACAACTCGCCCGCGATTTCACTGGCGGCACCTATTCCTCGCAACGTCAATCACTGCTCGAAGATCGCCGGTCGTGGTCATGGCGTCAGGATTTCATGATCGACCGGCTCTGCATCGTCGTCTGGCGCGAGTTCGTCACCATGGCGGCCTTGCAGGATCTGATTGCCGTACCGACCTCGTTTTTTACCGAGTTCGATGCGTTCTGCGAATGCGAATGGAAACCTGATGGCTGGGACTGGGTCGACCCGGCCAAACAGGCCGCCGCGGCCAAACTCATGCTCCAATTGGGTCTGACCAACCTGCGCGAACTCGGCAACGAACGCGGAACCGACTGGCGGGAAATCCTGCGACAACGCGCCACCGAACAAGGCGTCGCCGATGAACTCGAAATCATCCTCCCTTGGATGGAAGGGCGCACCGCCCCGGTGGACCCGTCCGAATCCCGCCCCTCGGCCGAATCCCGCTCACCGGACGACCCCGAAACCCAAACCCAAACCGATGACCTCGCCGCCGGCGTCACCGACCCCGCCGAACGCGGGTTGTTCGCCTACGCCTTGAGCGAAAAGGACGACCCGGCGTTTGCGATCCCGGAAAAGGACTGACCCATGCCCATGATCAGCCTGCGACATGCCAACGCGTTTCGTGATGAAACACTCGACCTCGACCACGACAACCACGTCATCCGCAACGTGTCGATCATCCAAAAGGGCCCGGCCCTCGGCCACGGGTTCGAGGTCGACGATGTGATGCTGGCTCAGGTCGCGCAAAAAATCAACGCACAACCCAAAGGCGTCAAGTCACGCCTGACCCACCCCGGCCTGACCGAATGCGGTGGCAAAGACGGCATCGAGGTCACACTCGGCCGCGTCAAAAACGCACACGTCGAAGGCGACAAGGTCCGCGGTGACCTTCACCTCGGCCGCTTCGCCGCCCATTCACCTCAAGGCGACTTGCGGTCTTACCTGATGGCCATCGCGGAAGATGATCCCGACCTCGTCGGACTGTCGATCGGGTTCGATCCCGATCAGTTCGAGGAACAGGTCGTCGCCGAACCCCGCCCCGAATCCCGCGAAACCGACGACGGCAACCACGTCGTCCGATTCGGCCGCGTCAAGGATGTCATGGCCGCCGATGTTGTCGGCGATCCTGCCGCCAACACCGACGGTCTGCTGTCACGATTACCTGAACCCATCCGCACCGGCATCACCCCGGAACTACTCGAAAAGTGGGCGGACGACCTCAAACAACTCAACACCGGGGCCTCGGCGGCCACGGTAACACCCCCAACTCCAGCAAAGGAGCCCGTTATGCCTACACCCAAGGCACCCGAACCGGCCGCCGAACCAGCGGTCCAACTCAGTACCGATCCGCCAGCGGCACCCGCCCCGGCAGATCCACCATCCGACCCGGCGGTCGATCCCGTCCAACTCGCGGCCGACGCCGCGGACAAGGCGGCCAAGGATGCCCAGACCCGCATCACCGAAATCCAGCAACTCGCCGAGTTGTCCGGCCTCGGTAACGACTGGGCCATGAAGATGATCGCCGACCCGACCAAGACGGTCGCCGACGCGAAAACCGCCGCGCTCGAAGCCAAGCGCAGCAACAGCCCCGCCATCCCCAATGTCACTGGCGGCGCGAACCTGAACCTGTCCAGCATCGGACCCGCGATCGTCGACGCGATCGTCCTTCGCGCCGGTCAGGTCAGCATCGAAAACCCGCACGAACGAGCGGGCGAGTTCAAGTCGTTGTCAATCGTCGATATGTCCCGCCATCACTTGCAGGCCCTCGGCGTTCAAAACGCGTTCAGCCTGTCCCGATCGGCCGTCGTCGATCTGATGGGTCCCCGCACGTTCCGACGCAAGTATCCCCGCGCGTTTGAACTGGCCCAGTCGTCCAGCGATTTCGACAACATCCTCGCCGATGTTCAAGACAAAACGCTTCTGTCGGCCTACCGCGACGGCCAGCGTTCATGGGACAAGTGGGCACGCCGCACCACGGCACCCGATTTCAAGAACATCAACCGCACGTCGCTGAGCGAAGCCCCCAGCCTCGCGTCACGCGGCGAGGGCGGCGAGGTCAACTATGTGACCCTGTCGGACGGTAAGGAAACTTACGCGTTAGCCGAGTACACGGGCGGAATCAAGCTGACCCGCAAAGCCCTGATCAACGATGACCTCGACGCGTTCGGTCGCATCCCGCAACTGCAAGCCAACGCCTGCACGCGCAAAGAGGACGACGTCGCCTATGCGATCATCACCGCCAACGCCAACCTCGACAACACGTCGCGGGCTTTGTTCAACACCACCGACGCCAACGACACGACATCGGGCACCGCCCTGTCGGTCGCCTCGCTGGCGGTGGGTTTCAATGCCATGTTCGTCCAAAAGGGCCCCAAGGACGCGGCCGAATTGGAAATCGTCCCGAAATGCCTGCTCGTCCCCTCGAGCAAAAAGGCGATCGCGGATCAGTTGATCACCTCGACCGTCGATCCGGCCAAGTCGAACAGCGCATCGAACCCGTATCTGAACTCGCTGGAAGTCATCCCGTCGGCACGATTGCAGGCGGACAGCGCCACCAAGTGGTATCTGGCTGCCGATTACCGCGATGGCCAAATCGACACCGTCGAGGTCGCGTTCCTCGAGGACGAACCGGAACCCGTCCTGATGCAGGAAACGGATTTCGACACCGACGATATGAAGTTCAAGGTCCGCCACGTCGTCGCCGCCAAGGCGATCGACTACCGCGGTTTGTACCGCAACGCCGGTGCGTAAAAACCTTGTTTCCCGTTCCTTCGGGTGGGGGGCCGTGACCAGCGCACAACGGCCCCCTGCCTTATTTGCCCGAACGGTCCAGCTAACGGCCGGGCCCGGGCCGTTTCAGAAATTCAGAAAAGTCGTCGCCAACGTGGCCGCGACGCTCTGCTAACGCTCACGCTCAAAAAAGGAGCAACCCATGACCACGTTTAAGTACCGAGGTAAACGCCTCCCCTACACCGCCGGCACCGGCGGGGCATCATCCGGCGATGTCGTCGCGTTCGATTCAAAAATCGCCATCGTCGTCGCTGACATCGCCGCCAGCGGCACGGGCGAGGTCGAAGTCGAAGGCGTCCACTCGGTCGCGGCCCTCAACGGCACCGGCTCGGCCAATGCCTTCGTGCAGGGCGACGACCTGTACTGGGACACGTCCGAATCGGAACTGACCAACGTCGCATCGTCCAACGTCGGCCCGATCGGCTATGCCGCCGAAGCCAAAGCCGCTGCCACCACCACGGTCAACGTCAAGCTGACGGGATAAGGTGAAAGTTGCGCGTTGCCCTGCTCAGTTGCGGCCCCTCGCTCGGTCGTAGTTGGTCTGACGATATGTCAACCAGTTACGACCGGGTGATCGGGGTCAACGACACGGTCAGCGATTACGCCTGCGACTGGTGGGCCGTGATTGACTGGCACGTCTATCGCCGCGTCTTGGATCAGCAGGGCGGACCCATCGGCACCCCATCGATCTACGGCACACAGGGTTTCCTGTCCAAACTCGCCGGACACTCAACCCACCCATTCCCTCGTCGCTGGTCCTGCGATGACATGAAAGCCGTTCCGAACATCAAGAGCGTCGATATCGGATTCCACACCGCAACCGCAGCCCTCGCGCTGGCCTTTCACCTCGAGGCCACCACGATCGACGCGTTTGGCGTGGACATGGTCGGCGGAACAAACCACCTGGGCGAAACCTGCCCCCACCGAAAACCCAACCGCTGGCGCAATGAAATCATGCTCTGGGACAAGATGGTCGCATCGCTCAAGGGCGAAGGCGTCAAGGTGAACCGACTTCAACCGGTCGAGTCAGGAGCGCATGTATGAGCGTTCTGACCACCCCAGTTAAAAATGCCGCCAAGGCCATGATTGACCGCACCGGCGTGTCGATCACCTACACCCCGTCGGGTTTCACTGCGGGCACGTTTACCGCCGTCCTGTCATCGGGCGCCGTGGCGTCCGTCACCATCGACACCGCGGGCCTCGCCTACGTCAATACCCCCATCGTGGCCTTTAGCGGTGGTGGTGGCACGGGCGCCGCTGCTACCGCGACGACCGACGCCACCGGCGCAATCGATGCCATCACGATCACCGCGGCGGGATCAGGTTACACCAGCGCCCCCACGGTCACCATCACCAACACGATCAACGCGATCCCGACCATGGGCGAATTGACACCGCGTCAAACCGACCGGCGCCGGTCGCTGCATCACAACACCATCCTCGCCGTCGCCAAACGCGATGTCGCCGATGTCACCAAAAACGCCGACGCCGTCACCGTCCCCGGGGCGTGGTTCGAAAACACCGCCGCGACCGTTACTAAAACCGTCCGCGAAATCGTCGAGCGATTCGACGAGGGCCAATGGTTGCTGGGGGTGGCGTGATGACCATGGACGTATCCATTGAACCGACCAGCCTGCGGCGGGCACGGCGCGAACTGGCCAACATTCGCAACGGACTGCCCCGCGCGATTTCCACCGCTGTTCGTCGCACCACCGACACCGCCCGATCACGCATAGTCAAGGCCGTTGCCAAAGACCTGAACATCAAACAGCGCGACCTGTACAAACGCGGCGCGCGCAAACGACCCATCCGCCAAAAGTTTGAACGCGCCGGGTCACTGATCACCGGCGGCGTGGTCGAGGTCACCGGACGCCGGATCCCATTGGGCCGCTTCGCCGCCCGGCAAACCAAGGCCGGGGTTTCCTACAAAATCGACCGCGGCGGATCGCGCAAAACGATCACCAGCGGGTTTATCCCGCGCCTCGATTCGGGATATCAGGGCGTTTTCAAACGCAAGGGCAAAAACCGCCTGCCGATCGTCGAACGCTTCGGCCCCTCGGTCCCCCACGTCGCCGCCAAACAACCCGCCGTCGCCGGACTCATGCGATCCGACGCCACCAACCTCCTCGACCAGAACCTCGGCAGTCAGGTCGATCGACTGCTGAAACGGAAAACGTCCTAGATGCCCGAAACCCTGTCAGTCCGCGAACGCATCGAACGGCGAGTCCTCGCACTCGTCGGCGCGATCACTGGCGTCGGCACCGTGTCGCGGTTTTCGGAGTTCGGCAACGCCACGGGCCACCTCGACGTCGTCCTGATTGCCGATGACGAAGATGCCCAGCCCGGCGGCCATGGCCCCGACGATATCACCACCATTCAAATGACCATGGTGGCCGAGTTGTTCGTCGCCCAACCGCAGGACGGCACCGAAGAAACCACCGCGTTCGTGATCAGCCGCTGGGTGCGAAACATCAAAACAGCCATCCTCGCCGACCCCACGCTGATCGAGGTCGCCACATCCGAACCGCTCGCCAACTGGACCCGATATGTGGGCCTCGACCGCCTCGCGTTGACCGAGCATCAATCGGAAATAGTCGTCCCCGTCGTGTTTGAAATTGAATACGACGAATACACCCAAAACCCCGACGCCGGCCCCGGTGTCACTGAACAGACCGACTAACCCCAAAGGACTGAACCATGCCTACCAATCCATCCCTCGCCGCCCGCAGAAAGGTTCTCGGGGCCGCCGTCGAAACTACCAAGGGAACCAAGCAAGCTATGGCCGCCGCCATGGCCTCCACAATCGTCTACGACGCGAAGATGAAACCCGATGGCATCTTTGACGATGGCGAACGCGCCCCCAACCTGTTGACCGGTGGCACACTGCCCCGAACCAAAGGACTCCAAAAAGGATCCCTGACGTTCAGGACTGAAATGGTGCACGACGATCAGTTCATGACCCTGATTCAGGGGTGCGGGTTTTCCGTTGCCACCGGCAGCGGCGGCATCGATACCGCCACGCCGACCACCGATCTGAACGCCCAGAAAACCCTGACCTTTGAACTGTGGGAAGGCGGCCGCCGCAAGATCCTCTACGGCGCAAATGGCACCTTCACACTCGAAGCCGCCGGGTCGGCCCAGCGCGTCTTTTGCTCGTGGGAGTTTTCCGGCATCTTTGAAACGCCCGATGACGAGGCCATGCCCGCCACTACCCCGACACTGACCAAGGGCTACCGGGCGCAGGGTATGACCTTCACCTTTGCGGCCGCGGCCATCCCGCCCATGGACGGTTTCACGCTGGCCATGAACGCCGACGTGCAGCCGCGCGAGGATCTGACCAAGGCCACCGGACTCGGATATTTCATCGTCGGCGACGTCGTCCCGACACTGTCGATCGCACCCGAAGCCCGCACCGTGGCCCAATACGACACCTACGGCAAACTGCTCGCGGGCACGGCCGAGGCCCTGTCGATCGTCCTGACCGACGCGTCATCCAACACACTGACCATCGCCTCGCCCAAAGCCCAACGCACCGACGTCGATGATGGCGACCGCAACAGCAAACTCGCCGACCCGATCGAAATGGACCTGCACGTCAGCGGCGGCGACGATCAGGTCACATTCACCGAATCAGCGTAAGTCCCAGCCATAACCGTGACCCAACAGAAGGACCGACACCCATGACCGCCAAACGCCCCAACCTGATCAACCTCGACACCGCATCCATCCGCGCCGCCGTCTGTGGCAACCGCGGCGGATACCACGGCGCACCGGACTCCGACATCCTGTCCGTTTGGGAACAACTCAC